GATGAAATATTTGATTGTTCTCTAATATATTCATTTTGTGCTTCTAACATATCTCCTACAGGTGTAAAATCTGTATTTTTATAATATTCAATTGATCCATCTACACACCATGAAAAGAATTCATTTAAATATTTTTGTTCAATTATTTTATCAATACCTAATATTTTTACATATTCATTTGGTTTCATTGGTTTATCTACAAATCTAGCATTTAATGGAACTAATCGTACACGGTCTACATTTGCTTTGTCATTTGCATTAAAATCAGGTTTAAAATTTGTACATAAAATTAATTTACATAATGGTATAAATGTCATTGGTTCACGATATAAACCCCTCGCAGTAATTGAATCATTACCACTAATCATTTTAATAATAGATTCATTTAATTCATCATTAGCATTTGTTTCACTAAATGTAGCCATTCTACAATCTTTTAGTTGTAATACTTCTGAACCTCCTGTTTTATTTGTATTACTACTGATGAATACGCATTTACTAACTGATTGATATTGATTACATAATATTTTAGACATAAGATTAAGAAGAACAGTTTTACCATTACATCCTTTTCCAAATAAAATAAAATAAACACGTGAATCAATATGTCCTGTAAGACAATAACCTAGTATTTTTTGTAAATATTTTAAATCATCTTCTTTATTACATGCTATATTTTTTAACATATTCATTAATTCAAGTGGTCTTTCTTTTGTATATGATACAGGGCATGAAAAAGAAAACTTATCTTTTTTATTTAATTGTTCAGTTTGTCCTGTTCTTAAATCAATCTTTAAACATTTATCAATAGGTAAATGATGTGGAAGAACTCTATTAATAGTATCCATAAATTTATCATCAATAATTTCAGATTCATATAGTTTATATAATCCTCGTAATTTGGCTTCAGAACATATTTTATTAGTTTTTTTATGTAGTTTAATTAGATCATCTTTTGTTGGTTTAGAAAAGTTCATATATTTTTTAAAGTTTTGATTAAAGAATAAAGCCATATCATTCATTATTTGACCAGATGTTATTTCTGACCATAATAAATTATTATCTATGTTATATCCATATAAATATTTCTTTGAAAATACATGAACTCCTTCACGCCATGATTTGTAAAATAAAGCAGTATTAAATTCATTTTCAAGAATTTCAAGGTATTGTTCGCAAGTTGGGTATTCGGATTCCATTAATATATATACTAAATAAACCTTTATATCATTTTTATTTTTGGTCTGTTCCAATTTTATTATTTATTATTCTGGCTTATTATTATTCACTTCTACTAATTGTATTTCAATATCATTAATTTTTATAATAATTCTATCATATTCTTCATTATGTATTATTCTATCTCTTTTTTCTTTTAATTTTTCTAGTTCTTCTTTTAATTCATTAATTTTATTAAAATTATCATCAGGATAAAAAATTCGGGGCATTATATTATTATTATTATTTTCTTTTTTATATCTTTTTAAAACATAAAAATATTATAAGAATGTTTCTAAAGTCCAAAAAGACCAAAAAAGCCAAAAAAAGGGGCGGTTTTGAAAAGCTCTCTAGAGATGTGTATTTTACTATTACTAACTTTTAAAAACCTTATAAAATTGGTACATTTGGTACAAATTATAATATATACCTAATTAATCTATTATTAATATATTTTTATTTATAGAGAAAAGAAGTAAAAAGAATAATAATGGAAACTAAATCTAAACAAATACATTTATATTCAAATCCTGATAAAGTTCAAAAAAAAGCTAAAATGTTAGGATTAAATACCGTTGAGTTATCAACCAAAAAAACAAAGAAATATATGATTCATGATAATAAAGGTGATGTAAAACATTTTGGTCAGATGTTATATCAGGATTTTACTAAGACCAACGATAAAGATAAACAAAAAGCATTTAAAAATAGAAATTGGAAGTGGGAGCATGCACCTAAGTATAGTCCTGCTTTTCTAGCATATCATTTATTATGGTAGGTCATATAAAACAATATAAGAATATATTATATATATACTATAATGAAACCACAAATGATAATAAATAAAAAATTAATAAATGGTATTTTATCAACTTCTATTAAGACAGTTGATAAAGATATAATGGAAAAAGATGGTTTTAAGTTAGTCTATAATAAAAAATATAAACTATATATTAATAAAATTAGAGTTCGCTAAGTAATGATTTAAAACTCAATTCATATTTGGTACAATTCTTTAAGGCTATATCACATAATGTATCATATACATTACATCTATTTTTCATAGGAAATCTATATTGTTTATATAGGCATGTATGACATGATCCTCTTACTCCATATATTACTGGAATAACAAATATAATAAAATATATACAAATAATTATTCTTAAAATATTACAATTCATTAATTAGTATAAATCTTTAATCTTTAAAGATTAAATATTTAAACTATATAATGGTTCAATTTAAAGTTTGGGTAGAAAGTAAAGGAAGTAAAAGTATCACTTATATTATAGGTCATAATTTAACTGATACAGAAGTTAAATATCAATTAAAAATTATTAAAAAGAAACTAGGTTGTAATGGAACTACAAAAAAGATTACTACAGATAAAAAACAATCTATATTTACAGATGCTATATTATTACAAGGAAATCACGAAGACTTTATTAATGAATATTTTACTAATAATAATATGTATGATACTTTATATAATTTTTAAAATTAAATTTAAAGATTGAAATTATATTAATAATAATGGTTAAGAAAATGGATAAAAAAGATTTTAAAAATTTTGTAGAGGCGTCTTATAAAAATAAAAGGGATGCTGCTAATGTAAATGGATACGAATTAGATAAAGAGTTATCAACAAAAAGAGATAAAGTATATGTTGATTCTCAAGGAAATGTAATTCATACAATTGCAGGAACTGATAGTATGAAGGATTGGTCAAACAATGCTTTAATTCCTTTAGGATTACATACTAAAACTAATAGATATAAAAATTCAGAAAGAATTCAAAGAGAAGCCAATAAGAAATATGGAAAAGAGAATGTAAGTTTAGTATCACATTCTCAATCAGGAAACATTGCTGAGAATCTTGCAAATAAAGGATTGGTAGGAGGTCTTAATACAACATTAAATCCTGCAATTATTGGAAAACATAATAAAAATTTAAGTGTTATTAAAAGTGAATATGATCCAGTTTCATTATTTACAAAAACTAATAAACATGATGATATTTTAAAAGCAACATCTTATAATCCTTTAACAGAACATTCTACTGCAATATTAGGTTCAGGAATCAATTTAAAGAAAACAAAACAATATATTAATAATATGAATCCTTCAAAATATAATGAATCAGAATTAATTGATAGAATGGCTAAACTATCACATGATATTCATGTACATAAAAAAGTACATGGAAATAAAAAGAACCTTGTAAAAGCATACGAACTAGTAGGTAAAGGTATTATTGAAACTATGTCAGGATGCGGACAGAAAGGATCTGACTCTGGAAATAATAATGTAGATAAATTTAATGATTGGTTTAAAGCTATTGGAAATAAATTTAAACCTTTAAATAAAAACTTATCTCCAATTAAACATGCTGGAACAGATGCAACTGTTAAATATATTGAAGAAAACTCTATGACACCAGAAGATAGATTCCAACAGGGTCTTGATATGTATCAACGTGAAGCACCTGAAACAGCAGAAACATTTAAAGGAAAGAAAGGAAATAAAGGAAAGAAAGGATCTAAACCACCAAGTCGACCACCAGCCCCAGACTATAGTGATTATTACCAACCAAGAACACCTCAACCTCGTACACCTTATCATTATGAAGAATATTATGAACCAGAAGAACCTGAATATTATGAACCAGAAGAACCTATATATGCAGCTGATGTAACAAATTATAATAGTGCAATGAATGATATGAATTCTAGAAATGCATTTAATTCTCAACCGTCATCTTACGACAGGTCATTTAATTCTAAATATGGGCGTGGTGTTAATTCATCAGATACACTAAAACAAGGATTAACTCAAAATGCTGTTGATCTTACTAATGCAGCAACAGCACGAGCAATTAAAGGTATTCAAGGTGGACGTATTCGCGGACGTGCTGTAAACTCATCAGATGTATTAAAACAAGGATTAACACAGAATGCTGTAGATCTTGTTAATGCAGCAACCGCCAGAGCAATTAAAGGTATTTCAGGCGGTACTGTAAACTCTTCAGATGTATTAAAAAAATCATTAACTCAAAATGCGTTGGATATGGTAGATGCAGCAACAGCCAGAGCTATTAAAGGTATTTCTGGTAGTGGAATGAATTCATCTGACATGCTTAAACAAGGATTAACTCAAAATGCTGTAGACTTAGTTAATGCAGCAACAGCCCGAGCTATTAAAGGTATTTCAGGTGGACGTATTAGAGGACGTGGTTATAAAGATACACCTGAAGCAAAAGCAAATGAAGCAGCAGAAGAAGAAAGATGGAGGGCTAGCCAAGCCCAACAAAATGAGCGTATTCAACGACAACAAGCTGAGAAAGCTGAAGGTCAACGTCAATACCAAGCAAAAACACAAAGAAATGTAGCAAAAGATAAAAAACAAGATAAAGCAGTGAAGGATGCAGGTCCGTTATTTGATAGAATGGTATATGATTCTCAAAACCGTGATAAAAGACATAAAAATAATCCAGGATTATATGATCCACACCCAACATATTCAAATACTCAATATTATGGTAATGGAGTAATAGATTCTTTTGATTATTATGGAAATGATGCTGTAGAAGATAGAAAGAATAAACGTGAAAATGATAAGTATGGTGCTCTTAAAGGTAAAGGAGTAATAGATTCTGATGTAGAAGCATACAGACTAATACAGGAAGATGAACTTCGTCAACAAGCAAAACTAAAAAGAAAGCATGATAAAGAGAAGAAACAAAAAAATCCACTTGGTCTAGGTCTTAAAAAAGGATCGCCTGAAATGAAAGCTAAAATGGCACGTATAAGAGCTATGCGTGGAAAATAGAAACAGTTTATAAACTGATTATATTATATATAATAATGAAAGTATATATTTATAAAATTCAAGATAATAATAATATAGATCAATTTTATATAGGTAGTACATTAAATCTATCAAGACGTAAAAGTCATCATAAAAAGAATGTAAAGAATAAATGTGGTAAATTATATTGGTGTAAATTATATTTATACATTAGAGAACATGGAGGATGGGATAATATGACCTTTAGTAAAATACATGAAAAAGAAATTGAAAAATTATCTGACGGTACAGAAGAAGAACAAGCAATTATTAATTTATTAAAACCAACTTTAAATTCAAATAAATCTTCTAAAAATAATAATTGTATAACTACATATAAAGAAATATCAGTTAGT